AGATCAAATATTTTGACGGTGGTATCTACGGCCATGTGTTTCTCCCATATTGTATTTAGTCAATACAATACTATCAAAGAAACTGTCCTTGATCAATAAATCCTTGACTGTCGCCAATTGGATTATTTGAAATTACTGATAAAGGAAGATTATTGGGGTCAGAGAAATTCTGATTAGAAACCGATTGAGAAGTAGATCCAGTAGTTGAACTTGTACTTGGGAAATTAAAAAGATTTCTTGCATTTTGTGGGTTTTGTGTGGCATTGAATAAACCACTAATAAGTTCTGCCTTGGCAGTTTGAAAGAGAGACTGTGGATTTTTAAATGTATTGAATAATGTACCACCTTTCTGAATAGCACCTAGAATGTTACCATTTTGCAAATCTTCTAATACACCAACTCCAGCATCAACAAGTCCACCCTGACCAAGAATAGTTCTATTACTACCAGGTCTTGCTATTGGGCTAAGATTTCTATCGTAATTTGCCTCGGATCCAAATCCAGCAACTACAGCGCCAGGATTCTGACCATTTAACGCACCCTGTTGATACTTAACAGTTTCATATCTAAGAGTCATGCGATTTTCCATCGTTGTTGTCTGATAGTAATCATATGTATCATGATCAAATTTTTCAATGATTGGATTAATCAACTCATATAGCGCAAAACTATGTTGATTGAATCCATAAATTTTTATTGATTTAAAAAATGGTGCTTTTGCAATTCCTATAGCACTTGAAGTTGATGTATTTGATGGTTCTCCACGATATCCCCAGTTTACATCACTACTAATATCCGGAGTATATTGATTTCTTTTATTTAATATTGAAGATGCTTGACTTGAAGTAGCTCCAATTGGACTATTTGGATCACTATAGTAATAACTAAAATAATTATACCACATTGATCTAATAGCACCTGCATTATCATCGTGAAATGTTACTTGAATTGGATCGTAAGTTAATTTAGTCTGAACATAACGTTTACGATTGTACTGATTCATTTCCGACAAGCTCATGGAAAACTTAGGCAATTGAATATTTTTTACTAATAATCCTGGAGTAGCATCATCTGGGAAAATATTAGGCTGTTGTGTAATTAGCGTTTTATTGATATCAAAGTATACATGAAACAACCATTTAAACTTAGGTGAATTTGCATAAGCATTTGGTCTGAATACTTTACTAGCGTGTTTATAATCACGCAAATAATCGGTACCGAAGAACCCGTCAACGGCACCATCAAGAAACTCCTGAAACATTCCAGCCATAGTGTTTTAATTAACCAGTTTGACCAATACCACTTACACTGTTTCCAATAGTACGACCAACGTTTGTACCAATACCGCGAATACTTGGAGCATCTTCTGTTGGTGATTGTACTGCGTTATCAAAACGAATTGTTAAAGCAATTGTAACTGGGTCATTTGAACCGTATGCCAATTGATTGTAATTTGCACTAGAAACGTAGCAACCATAAAGTTCCCAACATTCTAATACAGTTGGGGCAAATGCTCCATTACCACCGTCTAAGATGTCACAACGTAACTGAAACTTATAATCAATACCAGCTGCAGCGGATGCTTGTTCACTGAAGTCAAATTGTTTCTGAATTTGTTCACCAACTAATTTAGCAACTTCACCACTGGCGTCATCGCGAACGTTAATAGTAATTGCTTCCCAAGTTGGTTTACCAGCTAGATAATATCTACTGTTATAAATTTCAATTGGTATTTCTCCAAACGATACGCTTGGACGAGTAAAGTCAATTACTTGTTTTGTTAATTCTGTTGTTGGCTGGCTTACTCCGAAATTATCAAACAAGATTCTGAATCTATATTGTAATTTTGGCATTAACAAGCCTTGTGCATTCAATGACCCGTCTGATCCAGGTGCTGGAACTGTCATTCTCGAAATTGAACTAAATGCCATTTTATATCTCCTATATTCTATTTATCTTTTAAAAATGTGGTCATTTCTGACCACATTTTCATTTACCCGTTCGTTACCAAACCAGCGATTTCGCCAGTATTGAGAATACGGATTGGGATATAGATAAATTCAACTGCTTTCACTGGTTCAATTGCTATATCAATCCAAAGTTCATTTCTGTCAATTCTAGCTGGTGTGTTATTTGATGTATCACATACTACTAGATAATCATATAAACCACGTTTAGCTAAGATATCAGCTAACAATGTCTGACAAATTGCACGTACTTGTGTACGAGTTAAATTATCATTTGGTTCAAACAAGAATGGACTAACAGCTTTTGCTAAACGATCACGTAGATAGTTTACAAGTCTAGCAACGTTGGTTCTATCCAAGGCTGATGAACTGTCAAAACTATTTTTGTTACCGTAGTTTAGTAATCCAATATTGGTGAATGATGTGATTGGATTAATAAAGTTTCTATATTCCATGTCACGAAGACCAACGTTATTCTTATCAGCAACAAATTCACCTGTAGTTGGATCAATGTAACCAATGTTAGTAGCATTATCAATTATGCCTCGACGTTGACCAGCTGGAGCAAACCATGGATAAGCAACCGTATCGTTATAAATCATTGTACGTAATATCATATGACTTGGTGGAACAACAACTTGAGTTCCAGTTAAGTCATTAGTAATACCACTTGGATAATAGATACCAAGATATGTATTACGTGTTACAAGACCTTGTTCACCAGTACTTGATGCACCAGCTGTATTGTTTGTCCAGTCAAAAATTGCCTGACCATTTGCCACTAAACGTAACGGTGTATCACCAATAATGTATGCAGTTTGTCCGCGATCATTATTTAGTGTTACCATGTTAGGTTGTAACTCTGGATATTGAGGGGTCGCCATTAAGTTAAAGAATGTATCTTCATCACGAAGTTGTGTTGAAGTATCAATTGTTGTCTTAAGAGCCTTGACAATCATACTACGCTGAGCACTACGACCCATATATGGGGCACCGTTTGTCTGTAAACCACTTACGCTAACCCATGCATTTGTTTCTTCTGGCAATGATTCATCTGGGAAAGTTGTTCCATTAAAATAGTTAACCATAAACTCTTTAACATTATAACCACTACGACGAGTATTGAACAACAACGTACCTTGTGGATACAATTGAGCATCAGGAGCGTCAATATCTAAATAGTTACTTGTTAATAAGCTAACAATTGTTGGAATAGGATCATCAACTGGATCTGTAGTTCCATTAGTTGCCCAACGAGCATCTTGGAATAAAATACCATTTTCTGTTGTCTGATCTGTATTATTAATTAAAACCCATTGATCTTCGCCATTAACATTCTGCCAACGACTAATTACTGGATAATTTTCTAAATCACTAGTATCGATCCACAAATCACCATATACTAATACACTATTATCACTTTGAACTGTTGGTGCAGTTGTTGAAATAATAGGGCCGGCCGGATCGGTACTAGGAGTACCAGATGATTGAGGCAATCCATCAGAGGCATAACTTATATTTCTATAACCAGTCCATACACCACCAACGTTAGTCATAATATCAACTTGATTGACAACGCTATAGTACCATGGAGTTCCATCATCTGGAATTGATACTGGAGCGATTAAGTTTGGCGTATAATTGAAAATTCTCCAATTACTTAACTGTACTGAATATTGAGGGGTTGCAAGATTTGAATACCATTGTACGGAAGTTATGTCACCTCCACCACCAACTCCAACTCCAGTAACTTGAACAATATATGGATCGGACAAATAACCACCACCGTCAATCGATACCAAATCACCAACGGCATAAGAAGAACCACCACCAGCTATTGTAAATGTAGGAATATATCCGGTTGTAGTTACGTACAATGAAGCACCGGAACCAGAACTGGACTCATTGACTGCTGGGAAGTATGAATAACTAATAGTTTTAACTGGGCCCCATTTAGCACCTACACAACCTGTTGGTGTAGTAACATCAGTATTAATTGTAAATCCTGCTGCCGTTACTGCTGACGCTGGAGTAATTACACCATTATCATTCAGAATAATAACTCCACCTTCATTATGAGTTAATACAATTGCACCAGTTGATGAAACTTGAGCAGTAGTATAAGGAATATTGGCAGATGTCCAGGCGGTTACAAAATCAGCCGCGTCTAGAGTTCCAGTGCTTGGCATTGTAACTGTATATGGTCCACTTAAACTTGATGAACTTGGAGCACTAACAGAAACTTCAAATAATGCATTATTTGCAAATGTTGGTGATGTATTTGTTCCAACAAATACGGCTGCTCCAATGCTTGAACGTTCAAACAATTGTAGTGGTGATGTAGATAACTCTCCATCAAAACCATACTGAGCATATACTGATCCAGCGACAATTGCTTGTCCTCCAGAAGAATCTAACAAATTACTAATAACCCAATCACTAGTAGATAGTGGGCAACTCTTAGTAGAGTATGTAGCAGTAGCCGAGCTATATTTACTAATAACAATATTAGTACCTAAATTTGGAGAGTTTGTTTTAACCCAAACTGATCCTGTTGGATGAGGTTGACTATCAGTTGACTTCCATAATGGTTGCTGAGCATTGGTACCGTAAACAAATTTTGGAGAATAATATGTCTTGGCAGTAATTCCCAAACTTGTTAATGTTGCTGGAGTACTTCCGCTTCCAATAATAACAGTTATTCCATTGTCTTGGAATATTTGTAATCTTCCATCAACATTTTGAGCAGTTACACCTAAAATATTAGATCCGTTAATTTCACCTACAACACCATCAACGGTGTTGCTTGGAGATCCAGGAACAGTTACAGTTGTACCATTGATTATAATATCTCCAGCAGTTACTGTTACTGGCGTAGCTGTACCCTGAACTGTTGGCCAGCTATTTTTCCAAAGAGTACCACCAACAACAACCCATTCATTATTTGAATTTTTAAACCAATAAGTATAATAACTTGATGGTGATCCATATTGATCGGTCAATACCATAGCGTAATCGCCAATATTTCCAATATATTGTTGTGGTCGACCTTCGCCATCAGCAACATCAGCAATATCTTCAATTACTATTGGACTAATTACAGAGAATGTTCCAGTTGTTGCATTAAATTGAAACATACCCCATTTACTGGTAGTTGTATTCAACCAATACGATCCATCTACTGGAGGGGAACTTGGGCGACCAGTTTGACCAATATAAGCAGCTAAGTTAATATTAGCACGAATTACATAACATAGATTACTTGTTCCAAGAACTGAATAAGCGGCGAATAAACCGTATTCATTTAGTTCATATCCTTGAATTGCTGTTCCATCAGTTGTCTTGTAGAAATATGGTGTTCCAAAGTAACTTACCAAATCACGTTGACTTGTGACTCTGTATAGTTTATTAGCATTGGCGGCCAATGTTCCTGGGGCAATTGCTGTTCCAGAAGGATCAGGTTTGTTTTGTGCGGTTGCCATGATAATTAGTGGAACCGATGCTGGCGGTGCAGGTAAGTATTGACTTTGGTCAATGATGGTAATTTCTACACCAGGCGATTCTAGAGCCATTGTTTTCTCCTAAAATTTAGTAATACAACGATTAAATGTCAGCACTATGCGTGACAGTTTCATAATAATATTTATCTAAATTTCTAAAAAATGGTGTCATACAACACTCTACTAGTAGAGTTACTATTCAAAGTAACATAAATAGTCATTATGAATAGACCATTATGTACTGTTTGTAATAAATTGCCAAGAGCAGCCGCTTATTATCGCAATGATAAACGATATTATCGCAGTCGTTGTGAAAGTTGTATCAGAAAAAATAAACAACTAAAAGCCGCTGATCCTCGTTGGAAGATTCGCGGCTATAAAAAGAAAACACATTGTGATCTTTGTAATTTTAAAGCTAGATATACTAATCAAATTCTAGTTCATCATATAGATGGTAACTTAAATAATTGCGAATTAATCAATTTACGTTCAATATGTCTAAACTGTGTTGAAGTAGTCAGAAGAAATAATACTACGTGGAAGATTGGGGATTTAACAGTTGATTAATTTGATTGTATAAGTCATCTATAGTACCATCATTATCTAAAATGGCATCAAAGTTAGTACCTATCCAAGAAGTTTCACTAGCATGAATTTTATAATTATCTAAAAATGATTTGTTACTTGCCCATGATAAATTTTTAGTAGGTCCCTTATTCACTATTTCAGCGGCATGATACCATTCTGGATCAGGACCACGATGAGTTCTGATAACCATACCACCAGCATCTTTAATAGATTTAATTTCGTTTGGAAATCTTACATCTGAGATTACTACATTATCTGATATCGTGGCAAGTTTATGTTCTACACTATGAATCCAGATATTGTCATGAAAGGATTTACGAGCCACTTCTGTTCCCCAATATTGTAGAACCCAACGTGGAGTTAAATGTGGCATATTGAGCTTGTCTGCCCACCACTTATCTACCTTCTCTCTCCAATCTCTACTTTCTTTGGTTCTACCTTCAAGTAGTTCACGATCCCAGCCAAATATAGCAGATACAGCATCTTTCAATGTACCAGCAAAACTTATTCTTCTAAATCCGTGTACGTTTACTAGATAATCAGCAACAGTATCTTTACCACTACCCTGAAATCCACATACACCTACTATAATCTTATTTGACACAGTATCTCCGCTTTGAAATATTATTGTAATACTATGTTAATGATTAGTCAAGTGTCAGATTATCCAATTACCCAAGATAGTGGCTCAGAACCATCTACATAGGCTTTGAGTTCATCAATTAGAGCAACTTGTAATGCAGCACCTTCGGCTTTCATGGCAGCACCATTCAACGTTGTTCCACCCTGCGGTCCAGCTATTGTACCAAATTTTTCACGAGCTTCGCCGATGGTAAGCTTACATTGAGCCAATGTCCAACTTGTAATCCAATTACCAATATTAGGGTCTTGAAGTAATGTAATTTCTGGCTTCATATTGTCAGTCCACAATAGAATTCTTTCACCAGTACCTTTAAAATCACGAACAAATTGAATCTCTTTTGTTACTGGATTAAATGTATAGATAACATATCCACCAAACATACGTGCAGCCAATTCAACATATTGTGCATAAAAGTCATATGTGGCTAATCCACCAGCATAATTATAGTTTAACAAATATGTATTTAAAATCGCTGATGAAAATGGATCAAATGATGTGGCACTTGGGCCGGTTTCTAATCCCACCGTTCTACGAAATGCCTGTCTAACTCTGGTTACTTCTTGTGGTAATATATAGGCATTTTGATTGGCTTGAACTTCCAATAACATATATGATTCTTCATATGCATTTTGACCACGTTGACGATATGTAGAAATAGCATAGCGATATGCGGCCTCATAATGTTCCGGATCTAATTCCAGATCAATAATACCATCACCAAGACGATATCTAATACTATTAAATAATTGTTGTTTTAATTCTACTAGATCAGCCATAAAAATACCCTATCATAAGATAGAGTATTTATCAAATATTAAGTTGATTCAATAAGCTTTTAGAATAATTAGATTATCACTAGTGCGTCCATTTGGTTGAGTTTGTACGGAATTAACTTCAGTAAAAACTTTACGACTTGAAGGTTTTCCGCCAGTCATTAATTTCTTTAAAATCTCAGCTGGTTTACGTAGAGTTTTAATTCCACTTTTCATAGAATCATACCCAATAATAGTCGTACCTTTGATTCCAAGAGTTCCAATATGATCATCAGCAACATAATAATGAAGTTTACGTTTGGCAGTATCATATGCCCATACTTCAGTCGCATTAATTATTTTACTGGGATGAACACTGATAAGTTTAAGTGTTTCATCCGTCTTCTGATACTTCATTTTTGAAGCTTGTTTCTCTGGAGAAACTGGTTTACGAGCACGAACTGATTTTGATGCCTTTTTAACAGAAACATAACTACTTAAACTAGCCAATACTGCTTCACAAAACTTAATAACTGCCTTGATTTGTGTTTTAGTATAATGAGAATAGGCTTCATTGAGTTGTTTGTCATTTCCAGTTTGTACTTCTTGAAACTCAGTCAATTTGCGCTTCCATACATCAGTCAAAATAGACATATGTTGTGGCATAATATTACGTTCAGTTAACATTCCAACACTGTTAACGTCAATATTGGCAGGTTTTGCACCAAGAATAATGAAATCATCTAACCAACCTTCAATTTCTCCCGCAACTTCACGAGTACGCTCACGCATAATTTCTTGAACGTTCGGGCGATTTGTTGGAACAGTTTCTACAACTTGTGGTGCAGTGGAACTAATTACTTTTGGTTTTGAAATTGATTCAATCAAACGATTTAATTCATTTGTCAACCGACTAGTTTCTTCACTTGAAAGATTTAACCCACGCATATACATACGAGCCAACCAACCTAATGTTGGCATAACTTCACGTTCTTCTATCTTGCTCAATAGTTTGGAAAGGTCTTTTCTATTAGTTTTTTCGGCATAATCAATTAAAAAATCTTTAGCGTTTTTGACACTACAAAAACGACTATACCAATTAAATGACATTCCTAATGCCAACGACCGATTATCCGAATCAGGTTGTGTGGCAAATATAGGTTCTGTTCCATAATACTGAGTATCAGCGTCTTTTGGCTTAAAATCTGAAACAATTGTTCGTTCATCAGATGTTAAGAGTTTTTTAGTAGATGCTAAAACTTTTTTAGTAGATTTTGTGGCCATTTTATTCTCAAATTTAAGTAACAGTGTACATTATACTATAAACGGTATTTATTGTCAAACGTTTTTGGATAAATACTTAACTATGCCAAGACTCAGCCTATATCGTCCAACCCAATCAAATGATTATTCATTTTTTGATAAAACAATCAAAGAGATGTATACTGTCGGTGCAACTGATCTTTACATACATAAATATTTAGGCACCAATAATCCGGTTAATAATGACGCTACATTGCCTACCTATGATAGTACTAATCCTACAAATATTCAAGATTTACTATTCTTAGAAAATCGTGATCGTAAGTATGATAATAATATTTATAGATTACGTGGACATTATAATGTCCAGAATTTAGACTTTGATCTAAGTCAATTTGGTTTATTTTTAACCAGTGATGTTATTTTCATTACCGTTCATTATAATCAAATGATTGATATCATTGGACGTAAATTAATGGTTGGTGATGTATTTGAATTACCACATTTAATAGATTATCATCCGCTTAATGATACCATTCCAATTGGTTTACGTAGATATTATCAAGTAACTGATGCTAATTATGCCAGTGAAGGTTTTAGTGCCACTTGGTTCCCACATTTATGGCGCATTAAATGTGAACCATTAATAAATAGCCAAGAATTTAATGATATTCTCAAAGATCCAATTAACAAAGATAATTATATCGGCGATTGGGATCCAAATACTACCTATGAAGTTGGGTATACAATAACATATGGTGATAAAATTTATACTCCAATAAAAACAGTACCACCGGGAGTCAGTCCTCCAAACTCAGAATATTGGGCTGTTAGTGATGAACAAAATTTAATAGATATAATATCTACCTACAATAAGAATTTATCTATCAATAATGCCGTTATAGAAGAAGCTAAACGTATATTACCAAAAAGTGGATATGACTTGGGCAATTTATATATTGTTCCGACATTTATTGACAATCAACCAGCTCCGCCAATTAATGTTGTGGTACCATTTAACACAAATTCAAATATCGTTGCTGCTTCATTGAAGATTGTTAGAAATCCAATGTATCTTAATGCAAGTCCAGTTCTTAGATTAAATCCGGCTGCAAAAAAGGCATTTCAAGCGTTTAATGTGTTATCTCTTCAAATTGGTACAATAACACCAAAACTTACCGAAGAGGGTAGTGGTCTGGTTCATTCAGATATGGCATTAATTACTGCCACTATATCTGAGAATATTACCGGACCATATGGCACAGCAGATAATACATATGCCGAAGCAGATCAATATGTTAATTCAACATTAAAGAATTTAATAACAGTACCATCCAATAGTTATAGAGTTCCAATTCAAGGTATATTGGACAATGATGTAAGCATAGGATTAGTCATAAGAGCTACAATATTTAGTGAAAATGGAACATCAATCAGTGTATGGCCTAGTAATACTATAATTGTGGCAGTTGATTTGGATACAAATACATTAGTTACCAATAATCCCACTAGTTCTATTATCCCTGTTGGAACTCCGATTGAGGTCAGTTACAATTTTACTGGAACTGTAACTCCAGTAATGGATTATAGAGCAGATGCTGATCCACAATTTAGTTATATTGCCAGAAGAAGTCCTCGTGACTTTGGATGGGTTAGTGGATACTTAACTGGTGATGATCAGGCTCCGAACGGAGAATCATATCAATCGGGAACTGTATTTCCAGCCAGTCCTTCAATTGGACAATATTTCTTACGTATAGATTATCTTCCACAACAATTATATAGATATGATGGCGCTATGTGGGTTCACATTAGTTCAAACGTAAGAACTGATACCGCATTTAGTGACACAGATCAAAGTCAATTGTCAGGATTTATAAATAATGATGCTGTCACTATGACCAGTACAGGTCAAACTGTACCACAAAAACAAAGCCTATCAGATGTCTTACGTATACAACCCGACTGATTTAAAGTTTAGTTGATTTCGTCTGATAAATATTAACATCTCTAGGAAATTTTAATGCCATCTTACTTTTATGATGAACAAATAAAGCGTTTTTTATTACAATTCGCTCGCATATTCAGCGAATGGAGTGTGACTTTTGGCACTGATCCAGCAGGCAATACAATTTATCATAGAGTACCTATTATCTATGGAGATGGTAGTCGTCAAGCTGCCACTATTATTGCTAATAACTCAGCGAGTAATATGCCTAGTGCTCCTCAAATTGTTTATTATATTTCTAGTTTAGAATATGATCAAACTAGAACACAAGATCCAACATTTGTAGATGTAATGAGTGTAAGACAACGTTCTTATAATCAAGAAACTGGAGAATATGAAACTGTACAGGGAAATGCATTTACAGTAGAACGGTTAATGCCAGTTCCCTATACTTTAAGAGTTACTGTAGATTTTTGGACTACTAATTATCAACAAAAACTTGAACTAATTGAACAAATGGCTGTATTGTTTAATCCAAGTTTAGAAATACAAAGTACAGATAACTTTTTAGATTGGACAAGTTTAAGTGTAGTATATCAAGATGGTCTTACATTTACCAGCAGATCAATACCAATTGGTACTGGTAACCCAATTGATGTATTGACTTGGAAATTTTACATGCCAATTTGGATCAGTGCAGCAGTTAAAGTTAAAAAACTTGGTATTATTCAGAAAATTATTGCTAGTATTCATAGTGGTAAAGCATTGAGTGACATTCAAGATGATGATTTATTATTGGGCACTAGACAAAAGATTACTCCATATGGATATCAATTATTATTGTTAGGAGATAATTTACAAATTTTACCAGCAAATAATGCAAATCAACCACCAAATAGTTCATATGAAGTGCCAACAGAACCTCCAGGAACTATATTTTGGCATAGTGTATTAAACGTATATGGTGTAATTAGACCCGGAGTTAGTATGATAGCTCTAGAAAATCCATATCTAAGTACAGAAATCATGGGAACTATTGATTATGATTCTTTTGATGATAGTATATTAACCTATAATATTGATCCAGATACATTACCACAAAATACATTGGATCCAGTTGATAGTATTATTGATCCAACTCAAAAATATCCAGGAGAAGGTTTACCATCATCTATTTCTGGTCAACGTTACTTAATTGTTGCTGATATACCACATCAAATAACATATGAGTCTTTACCAAATGCCTGGGCTGGATTAACCACTGGGGCAATCGCTGGGTCTATTATTGAATATGATGGTACTGAATGGTTTATTAGTTTTGATACTACTCAAATACAAGATATGCAATTTGTAACCAATTTAACTAGTGGAGTTCAATATAGATATCTATCTGATCAAGGTTGGATGAAGAGTTATGAAGGGTATTATAACCAAGGTGATTGGCGTATTATTATATAATGAGTAAAAGACAAGTTAACGGTGTAGGAGTAATGTTTTGTGCTCAATCTACTGGACGTCATTTATTCTTATTACGTAATGACAAAAATGTACATGTTTGGGGATTACCAGGTGGTAAAGTTGATCGTGATGAAACATTATTAGAATCTTTACAACGTGAATGTCATGAAGAAATAGATTATTGGCCAGAACAAGCTAAATTATTTCCCATAGAACAGTTTACCAGTGAAGATAAAAACTTTGTGTATCATACATTTTACTGTATTATACCAGATGAATTTATTCCAACATTAAATAATGAACATATTGGTTATGCTTGGATTGATGGTAAAACTTATCCCAAACCATTACATCGTGGATTATTTGCTACATTGAATTATGATATTATTCAACAAAAAATAGATATTATTCAACGAGCCATTAAATGACAAAAGCCGCTTAAAGCGGCTTTTTATTGTCAATACTATATTAAACTGTAGGTAACAATAGTATTGGATATTGTCCAGGTGGAGTCAATGATCCAGGTTGTGGAGCGGCATTAGCAGCAACAAAACTTGGATAGTATGCATCACCCAACTCTAAATTCACTGATGTTACTGGGCTATTAGTAATATTACCCTGATCGGCAAAAGCCACACAGTATTCATTTGTAACAACAGCAAGAATAATATTTCCACTTGCCGCGTCTGTTCCAACAATTGTCATTTGACCAGCTGATACTGGAGTAAGACTATTGGTTACATAACAAATACCTTGTTGTTCTGGATTTGCAACGTTAGCAACAAGATACTTATATGTACCTTTTTGACGAACAATATAACTTGCACCGCTGGCATATTGACTAGGAGCATATTCAATATTAGCGGTAACTTCCAATGTATTAATAGTGGCTACATCACCACCAAC